ATTAATTTGAAATCTACATGGTTGTTCGCTAACTTTATGAATACTAATAACATTATTTGAAAATTTAAAATGTTTTTCTCCAATATAATGATATAACTTTAAAACCATTTTGTGCCAAGGAACATGAAACGCTTTCCAACAACAAGAATTATCATCCATTCCATAATAGTAAAGAGTGTCAAAAACATCTTCATTTTCATAATCTGTATATCCTACTGAAATTAAAAAATTTTTGTATTCTTTCTCTCCAAGAATATTTGTAGCAAACTGTTTAAAGGTTAATTGTTTCCCTTTATATTTACTAAGCTCTCTTTTTAAGTGAGAAATTGTTTTTGTTATATCAATATGCTCCATAACTTTTGAATATTGTGGATTTACAACGTATTCAGGTGTATCAAAGTTAAAATTATGAAGTAATTTATAAAGTAATTTATCCTTACCTTTTCTTCCTATTCCAGCTCCAGTTACAATTTCAGTTCCATAAAACATTTCATTACTGGTTCTTCCTCCAATCCATTCTTTTTTATATTTTTCTAATACTAAAAATGATGTATTTGGAGAGGTTTTCTTAATATTATAAGCGCTATATAACCCGGCCATACCACTTCCAATAATAATTATATCAACATGTTTATTACTCATATAAGTAATTTGATATAATTATTTTTTATTTTTAAGTGTTTTTTTAAATTTAACTGAAGATTTTCCTTTACATTTAAATTTACCTCTTGTATATCCTTTTCTATTAAATATTGTTTTAGTGCAGATGCCAATTGCACGGGCTTCATTTACCTTATCAACTTTTTTAATACATCTACATAATTTTTCTGACATAATTTTTTCAGCATTATTTTTAAGCAATCTTATTGATTTAGGTATAGGTTTTTTATAATATTCTAAAATTTGTTTATAATCAGCATTACTTAATTCTGACATAATTTAGTTATATTATTTACAAATATAAAATTATATTTGTTATTTTCTTAATTAATTTTTTTTTTAAAATCAAAAACCTAAATATATATTAGTATGAAAATAGTTGTTTTTGATTTAGACGAAACCCTTGGATATTTTACAGAATTTGGAATATTTTGGGATTGTCTAATAGAATACTCAAAAAGAAAAAACATAACATTATTACAGTCTGATTTTGATAATATATTAGATTTATATCCTGAATTTTTGCGCCCTAATATAATAAATATTTTAAACTACTTAAAGAGCAAAAAACTTTCCTTATGTTGTCATAAAATGATGATATATACAAATAATAATGGACCAAAAGAGTGGGCGCATCATATAATAGATTATTTTAGCAAAAAAATTAATTATAAGCTTTTTGATCAACTTATTTCAGCTTTTAAAATAAATGGAAAAGTTGTTGAAGTTTGTAGAACAACACATAATAAAACATACAATGACTTTATTAAATGTACAAAATTACCAATAAATGCCGAAATTTGCTTTTTAGATGATACATTTTATCCTGAAATGGCTAATGATAATATATATTACATTAATGTCAAACCATATTATTATGATTTAAAGATTGATTATATGTTAGATAAATTTTCTAAAAGTGATGTGGGTAAAAAATTTATTAATAACGATGAAGATTTTATCACAAAAATGACAGAACAGTTTAAATTATACAAATACAATTGTATTGATAAAGAACCAAAAGAATACGAAATTGATAAAATTATTGGAAAACAAATTATAACACACTTACACTCTTTTTTTAATAAAAACAAAAAAAATAAAACTGTTAAAATTAAGAAACAAAAAAATTATAAACTTAATAAAACACGTAGAAATTATTGAAGGCTATTTTTTACTAATTCTTTAAATTTGACAAGATACACATTTAATGCGGTTGTAGTTAAAACAAAAATACCAGCACTAAATGCTATTTTACGGTCTAAGTCAGTAAATTCATATTGACTTCTTAATGGATTAAACCGCCATATTAAAAATAGAGAAGTATATATTCTAATATAATAATCTAAACTATTTAGGTAGTTTGGCGCTGATGCAGAAATTCCAATATAAGATATAAATAATAATAAATATGATATGTAAAGAATTAAATCAAAACCCCTATCTTGAAAGTTATGTAAAACTGTTTTTGGACTCATATAATTATTAAATATAATAAAATATATATGTATATGAAAAAAACAAGAAAAAATCGTAATAAGAAAATCAAAACTAAAAAAAATATTGGAGGCGGTATCTTTGATAACTTTGGTTCTAAAAGCCAACCATTAAGTACGCAAGAAGAATTAAATATTATTACCTCTGAAATTGGAAATATAAAGCTTAAAAATTACGAATCTTTAATTTCTGAAGAAATAAATAAATTATCTAATTTAAGAAATAATTGTATACAAAGTTGTAAATCAAATATTTGCTCAAACAATGATGAAAAAATGTGTAAACAAATTAATGATATGATGACTGAAAAAACAGATTATGAATGGGGAAATTTATGTAATACCATAAATGTATTAGACTGTAAATCCTATTTAAGTGCAATTAAAAAGGTTGAAATTTATACTAATTATCTTAAAAATTTAAATGATGTTTCACAAAGGCTTTTATCTGATTACAAAAATACAATAACACCGCAAAAAAGATAATTAAATCTTTAATAAATAGTTTTATATAAAATAATATATGAATAATTTATATAAATGAATAACCCATATAGTGAAAGTTCTGGAAGTGTTTCAAATATACATGAACAAACAAATACACGAATATATGATAGAAATATTCCTTCACAAATGCTTCAGCCATATTTAGACGTAAGGCCTGTAATGACTAAATATTCTTATTTTCCTATTGTCGATCCTAGAAAAAAAATACAAACACCAATGGAACAAATGCCAACATATAATGTTAACAAAACTTTTAATCCAGGCAACACTGTTTCCCCATGGTCAGGTTTTTCTTCAAATATAAATTTAGAATCCGAATTAAGAAATCAAGTTTATGCTCTTCAAAAATGCAGTCAATCCGTTTATGTTCCAAATAGTACGAGTGATTTATATGATTATAAATTTAAGACTGTAGCACAACCAAATCCGCATCAATTATTATTTCAAACTGACAGCTTTTCAAGTTTCAATCCAAATCCTGATGCTAAAACTGTTGGTGCAGGTATTTTTATGAATAGCACAAGAGTTCAAGTAAGAGATATGACAAAACAAACTTGTTAGATATTTTAACTTTTTACAGAAAAGGTCATTAATCCTCTTATTTTGTTTTCATTATCAATATCATCAAGTAGTTCGCTATATACACACTCAAAGATAGAACTGTAATCTAACCATACATAGTTACCTAAATAACACGGTTGCGACCTAAATTTCCCAATAGTTAAAACTTTATCTAACCCTTTTTTACTCCAAATTTCTCTTTTTTTTTCAGATTGTAGCATCGCATGTAATTGCCATTCACCTTCACTACTATGGAGTATTAATTTTTGTCCAGGTTCAACAGTAATTGTTTGAAGCACGTTTGAACCATCTATCCATGAATCAATATTTAGTGGAAGTTCACTATCATTGTGAAAATTAATATATTTAATTGTTTCGTTAAAACTCATTTTTGTAATTTTAACTAAGTATTTGATAATTGTATTAAGTATTGTAATATGTAATTTTTTATTCAATTTTATTTTAAAAAGAATAATATCAATATTATGTATGAAGACAAAAAACCAAAAAAGAAATATAAAGAAAAATGCCACAAGAAAAACAAGAAAGGGAGGATTAAACAAGGAAACTCAAAGATATATTAAAAATAATATTAAGACTAATAAAAGTAAAGGTCTTAAAAAAATTAATTGTAGTCCAAAACCAAAAGGAGAGATTAACGATTTTTCGTGTTATACAAATAAATCGCTTTATAAATTAAGAGATTTATGGAACGCAAGACATCCTGATGTTAAAATTACATCCAATTCTCCAAAAGAAATTCATCATTTTATAACTGAAAAACTTAGTGGCGTTTGTAATAAAGAATCTTGTTGGTTAAAACAACAAGGAGCTTTTGGTCCTATACAAAGTGATATAGCTGATTCATTTGCTCCAGAATCACCTCCTGAATGGAAAAATAATCCAAATGAATGGTTATCTAGCGTTGATATTATAAATGTAATGAAGCAATACGAAAAGGCTTATAAATGTTTTGATTTTATCGGTCCAACACCTATTGATTTTGATACAAGAAAATTATATGGAGAATGTGTATGGGATGAGTTATGTAATTTTAATCTTGAAGACCAAATTAAACAAGGAAAAACTAAAATAGGAATTATTTTTAATACAGACCCTCATAATAAACCAGGACAGCACTGGATTTCAATGTTTATTAATATAAAGAAAAAGGACATATTTTTCTTTGATAGCACAGGTGATAAACCTGTCCCAGAAATAATGGTATTAGTTGACCGCATTAAAGAGCAAGGATTAAATTTAAAGAAAAAAATAAATTTTAAATTCGATAGTAATGAAGGTATTGAACATCAATATGGAAATACTGAATGTGGTATTTATTCACTCTATTTTATTGTTCATATGCTTGAAGACAAAATGACAGAACATTATTTAAAAACACACATTCTAAAAGATGAATATATGAATAAATTTAGGCACATTTATTTTAACGATTCATTATAACACGTAAAAAATATATAAAAATAAGATTTTATAATTATATATTTAATGAATATCAATAACTTTTTAAATAAGGAAAATCTTAATACTCTTTGGGATGTTATTAGCGATGAAGACATTTTTAAGTACCTTTCAAGAGATATTCAAAACAAAATAGCTCAATTATTTTCAAATAATGTTAAAGGGTTTTTTGAAATAGAAAAAACTAAAACAAATAACTTAGTTGATATAAATAAAAAATATATTTTGCTTATTTTAAATCACATTAAAAAAAATTTTACGCAACAAATGCCTAATAAAATAAAAATATTAGATGAAACTCCCGTAAAAGATTTTATTACAGCTGAAGAACTACACAATGAACGTAAATCTCAATTTGATAAGGACTTAATTAAACGTCAAGAAGAGTTTGAAGATATTATGGTTACTAAGGCGCCTCCTGTTCCAAACTTCTTAGATAAATATGATGATAAACCAATTGGTGAGATGGATAAAATTATAAAGGAAATGACATCAAAAAGAAATTATGATGTTGAACAAATAACCAAAAATAGTGTTGTTGACGATAATTGGTTAAAACCACAAGAAACATCAATTAAGT